AGACTAAAGTAGTAACTAAGAATTACCTAAGACTAAAGTATTCTATGGTTTAGAGGGTGGATTCAACAAAGCAGATTTTGTAAGTTCAGTAGGAGCTGGCGTTTTAATCAATACTAAGAAAGATAAGATATACCAATTAGGTTTGGGTGTTACTAATCAAACAACTGATGGTACAAATGGTGGATTCACTCCATATGTAAGAGGTGGTGTTTATTGGAAACTTAAATTAAAGAAATAAGATGATAAAATTAATGGGTATTGTAACTGGAAAACCTAAAGTAACTGAATCTTTAGATATTAAACCAATAGTGGCTAAGATAGCTAAATTAACTGATAGAAATGACCATACTGGTTCTGTATTAGAATTAGCAACATTTTTAAACGATACAAAGTCTGTTAAGTTATTACAGGCAATTCAAACAATACATACAATAGAAGGTTCAATGCCAAATGAACTTATCAAATATAGAAGTAGTATCCTAAAAGATTTAGTTAGCAAAGTTAAATCAAAGTATGGTTCTGATGCAGCTAAAGAAATAAATGGAGCATTTTAATAATAAATAATATGATAAAGCTTACTCAATTAAACGAAGCATCTGAAGTAAAATTCAAAGAATTAAAACCTATTCAACAAAAACAGGTTGTAGCATTTCAAAAAGTAATTGGTGGAGACCATTCTCAAATTTTTGATGGTATCCACGGAATGGTTGTGGATATTCCGGCAAGAGGTAATTTTGGAACTGGTTATCGTTTTGGAGCTGATACTCTTAAAAAATTATTAGCATTAAAAATTCGTTGGGTTGAAGCAGATGGTGATGTAATTTCAATAGGATTTTAATATGAAAAGTTTAAAAGAAGCATTTGTAAAAGGACAAACTTACGGAGGAACTGCTTGTAAGGGTGGTTGTTTTATGGGTAAGGAAGGTTTAAAGAAGATAATTAAAATATCCAAAGAATTACCTAATAATGTTTTCATGTTTAGAGATGATAACTACTCTGGATTACAACCACACTTTATTAAGAATGGTGTAGTTGCTAAAGCAAATACAATTGGCAATCCATCTTATGATTTGGAAAGAAATAAAGTAAGAAATTTAAATATAGGTAAAGATGTAATTCTTTCTGTTAGATTATTTGAATCAACAAACGAATAGTAAAATGAAACTTTCAGAGTGCATCATTGTATCTAAAGAAATTAAAGATAAGTTTATCCTAGCTAAAAATAGAGATAGAGCTTATAATCCATCTTTAGAAATTGTACATACTATAATTGATGGTGTGGAAGTTGCATATCTACATGATTTAATAACTGATTGGAGTGAGGGTTTAAACGAAAATGGAATTGGTGTTGTAAACTCAGCACTATTAGTTGGACACGATGAAGCTGAAGCTAAGCTTGTAAAAAAAGCTGGTAAACCTGGACCTGATGGTGATAAGATGAGAAACATCATTAAGCAACCTACTCTAATAGATGCAGTAAGAGCTGCACTATCATATAAGGGCAAGAGTGGATTATCTCTTAAAGGTCATACATTTGTATCATCTACAAAACATATGGTTAGTATTGAAACTACATCAAAGCATAAGCCGGATGTTAAACTTCAAAACTCCGAATCACCTGTTGTTCGTACAAATCACGGACATATGTTCACCGATGCTGGATATACAAGCGGTGAGAAATATCTAAGTTCAAAAATGAGAAAGATATCAGCAGAGAAATCAGTTGATAAAGTAGAAGATTGGAAAGAAATAGCACAAGCTATGAGAAAAGAATATTTTCCAAAAAGACCGGCTCTTAATATGAAAAGAGATACGGAAGAAATGTCTACATCATCTCAAACTGTAATGAATCTGACAGACCGTATATTACAAATAACTTACTTTAAGGGTAAGGTAAACGAATTCAAAGGTATTAATAAACAATTACCCGAAGGATATCAACCAAAGATTACAATTGAAGTAATCCCAGTTTAATTTCAACATTTTAATAGAATCATATTTATATACATACAAAATGTAAATATATTAATATGTCAACAGAATTCGAATTATTCAAAGGTAAATCATTAAGTGGTCTTTTTGAGGATATCTATAACAATCAAGTATCAAAAAAACAAAAAATTAGTTCTTTAATTGAGGAATTAAAGAAAATGGTTAGACATGCTGGTGATATGGGAAGTTTAGGTCCTATTATTGGTGGGCTGGTGGATAGCTCAGTTAGAAATGATGACCAATTAGTTAAATTAGCAACAATAGCAACTAAGATTATAGCATCTGAAAAGAAAACGGAAGGACAAGAAGGATTCCTATCAGCATTTGAGAAAGAACAATTACTTAGAGATTTGGAAGATACTAAAGAGCAAGTTGAAAGAGTTGATGATTTAGAATTTGAATTAGATGAGTTAAAACAAAAAATGAAATAATATGGGACTGGTTAATGGGAGAATAACAAATTCTAATAATTTACAAAATAATACAGAAATAATATCCAAAAAAACAGGTTGGGTATATGATGTTATTTTAGATGAAACCCATGAATATGCAAAAAGCAAAGGATATGGTTCAGCTGTAATTGGTTCTATTTTATTTAGAACAACTGATATGCTAGATATACCATCAGCACAATTACCATTAGCACATCCAAGTGATAAAAACTTTATAAATATTCCTGTTGTAAATGAAGTTGTTGAAATATATGAATTTGCTAGAGGGTCTTATGCATATAGAAGAATAGGAAATTCACCAAACCCATCATTATCAGCATCCGATGATGCAATATCAAGTCATATAATATCTGATAAAAAAGATAGTACTGGTACAAAGGATGATTATCAAAAAGTTTCTGAAACTGGAATTTCAAAAAGTAATTCTAATAATTCAAAAAAATATAATGGATTTGGAAAATACTACAATCCTCAAGAATCTATTAATAAATTAAAATTATATGAAGGTGATTCTTTAATTGAAAGTAGATTCGGCCAATCAATAAGATTTTCTGGATTTAATAATTCTGAAAATAAATTTTATCCAACTTTAATAATAAGAAATTTACAAAGCGCAAAATATAAAACAAAAGAACCGGGTCAATCTGTAGAAGAAGATGTAAATACAGATGGTAGTATTATAGCAATGACATCCGAACAATTTCCGTTAGGATTTTTACCAGGTGTTGTTGATGATAAAGGTAAATCAGATTTCCAAACAAAACCCGATTCATTTATGGACTATCCATCTAAATTAATTGGAGACCAATTACTTTTAAATTCGGGTAGAATAATTTTATCAGCGAAAAGTGGAGAAATGATATTCTATTCTAAAAAAAATTATGGATTCATTTCAGATGGAGCTATGTCAATAGATAATAAGTTGGGAATTGATATAAGTGTGGGGGATGATATTAATATAATTACAAATGATAGAGATATTCAAATGGTAACTGGAAATGGCTCTGTAATTATAGGTAGTAAAGATTTAGAACCAATGGTAAAGGGGCAGCAATTAGTTGATATTTTAGCAGAACTTATAGATGCAATAACACAACAAATGTATCTAACACCCGCCGGACCAAGTGCAGTAGGACCAACAAACATTTCTGATTTTGGTTCAATTAAATCAAAATTAAATAATATTCTTAGTAAATTGAATCAAACATCTTAATATGTCTTGGCAGATATTTAAAAATAGTATATTATCGGTTATTAAAGCAGGTGATGCTTTAAATAGTGTAGATGAAATGGCAACTTTATATGCAACCGCATATGATACTGCTATAAAAAGTAACGGGGCTGGTGATACTGTAAATAAAATAAAAATAAAAAATGGTAATCTACCATTGATGATTCAGCTATTTAAAATAAATTTTTACACAGGCCAAGCATCAATGGTGCCTTACGATTGGGTTGGTGGTATGAAACCTGGAATACTTGCATATTGGCAAGGGGCTGCATTACAAACATCACCAATACCAATAATTCCAGCAATTGGGTCTGTTGTAAATATAAAAATAGTATCTGGTATAGTTACTACGCCAGGCGATTGGCAACCTGGTTCACCATTACCACCTAATAATAATCCAAATTTAATTATAGATGCATTTATAGTAAACGCAATTGCACATTTACAAACTGTAAGTGGTATTATAAATACTATATCGTTATACCCACCATTAGCAACTCCAGGTCCTGGTATTGTAAATTGGTCTGGTTATTTTGTATTACCATCATCACCGGGAGTATCAATAATGGCAGATGAACCATCGACAGAAGCACTTTTAGAAACAATCCCAGATGATAATAATACATTGGAGGGAGCTAAAGAAGTAGTTGCTGAGACTGGTGCAGAAATTTTAACTGATGGTGGGGAAGATGGTGGGGAACAACTTGAAAGTCTAAAAGATGAATTACCACCTGATAATCCTCCATATGAAGAAGTACCTGAAGAAGAAGTGGATGATGTGACTACAAATGAGGAAACAACTAAAGAAGAACCAAACCCAACAAATTGTAATTTTGGTTCTATAAACTATAATATGAATTTATCTCCAAATTATAGATTAAGGGATTTGTCAATTGGATGTGTATTTGCTCATAAAATTAAAGCACAGGTTGGGTTAAGTGAAAAAGATATTATTTGTAATTTAAGAAATATAGCAGTTAATATATTAGAACCATTAAGACAAAGGTATCCAAATATTAGAATAAATTCTGCATTTAGAGGTACGGCTAGTATACCTGGTGGGGTATCTCAACATCAAAAAGGAGAAGCCATTGATATTCAAATACCAGGGGCCTCTCCGAAAGAATATGTACCATTGGCAAATTGGATAAGAACCAATTTACCATTTGACCAATTGATATTTGAACACGGAAACTCAGTATGGCTACATATAAGTTGTAAAAAGAGCTCAGGCCAAAGAAAACAACTACTTACTATGTATAAGGGTAGATATTCCAGTGGTTTAAAGCTATACTATGTGTAATTCCCAAAAATACTCAATTCAAATATTTATAAACATAACAAAACCAATATATTAAAAAATGGACACAGATAAACTATTAAAAGCTATACAAATCCTTATAAAAGAGGAATTGAAGGAGCAATTACCTGCGTTAATCAAAGAATCCGTAAAAGCGGAAGTAAAAAGATTATTAAGTGAAGGTAAACAACCAGTTGCAAAAAAACAATCAACTGGTATTTCAATGGCTAAAGCTATATTAGGTGATGAATCTATTCAAGAATCAATATCACAGCAGGTAGCACCTACAAAGCAATTTAGTAAAAACCCAATGATTAATCAAATTCTTAATGAAACAAAGGGAGGATTACCACAGGGTGATGGTGGATATAGAACAATGAATTTTGGACAAGGTGATATGGGTTCAATTTTAGGTGGAACTGCAATGGCTGAAAAAATGGGGTATGGTGATTTAGCTAAAGGACCACAACCAACTGGATTGGGTGTTCAAACTGGTGTACCTGAATTAGATAAAGCACTAAATAGAGATTATTCTGAACTTGTAAAAAGATTTAATAAGAAGTAATGGCAATAATATTAGGTAGTAAATTAGTTAATGATACAAAAGAATTTAACGATTATGCGGTTGGTATATCTTTACCAATTCAAATAGGAAATACTGCCTTTAACCAAAACTTCACAACCGAAGATGAAGTAAAAACTAATATAATAAGTTTACTATCAACTAAAAAAGGGGAGAGAATAATGCAACCTCAATTGGGTAGCGGTTTACAAGAATTGTTATTTGAACAAAACGATGATACACTAGCTGATAGAATTGAAGAGGAAATAAATAATACTATTGAATTGTGGCTACCATTTGTTAATGTAGAACAAATAAATGTAGAACAAACGGATTATTTAAAAGATACTAATACAGTTAATGTAAATATTTCATTTACAATTGGTAATAATCCTCAGTTAAGTAATGTAACTTTTAATATAACACAATAATAGGAAATGGCAATTAATACAATAAATAAAAATTTTAAAAACAAAGGTAAGGATATAAAATACCTTAATAAAGATTTTGCGGATTTTCGCCAAAACCTTATTGATTTTACTAAAACATATTTTCCAAAAACATATTCTGATTTTAATGAGACATCTCCTGGTATGATGTTTATAGAATTATCATCTTATATTGGCGATGTTCTTTCATACTATATAGATGATACTCTTAAAGAATCAATGATGTCATCGGCTGAGGATATTGGTAGTGTTATTTCATTAGCTCAATATTTGGGATATAAACCAAAAGTAACTGGAGCAGCAATAACGACATTATCTGTATATCAACTAGTACCCTCTATTGGTAGTGGTATTAATAATAGCCCGGATAGTAGATATTATTTAAGAATAAAAAGTGGAATGAACGCCACATCAAAAACAAATTCAATAGAATTTGTAACAACTGATATTGTAGATTTTTCCGATGAAACGGATAGAGAAATAACAGTGTATCAAACCGATTCTATTACAGGAGAACCTCTATTTTATTTAGTTAAAAAATATGTTCAAGCAATATCAGCAACTAAAAAAACGTTAGATGTATCGTTTGGTTCTTACGAATCATTTCAAACAATAGATATTACAGATACAAATGTAATTCAAATATATGATTGTAGAGATTCTAATAATAATAAATGGTATGAAGTTCCTTATTTAGCACAGGAAATGGTTTTTATTGAACAACCAAATACAGAATCAAATGATCCTGATTTATATCAATTTAAATCAACTGTTCCTTATGTTTTAAAAACTATTAAAACTCCAAAAAGATTTACTACAAAAATAAATACGGATAGTACAACAACTATTCAATTTGGAGCAGGTGACCCATCGGCTAGTGATGAAATGTTAATACCAAATCTTAAAAATGTTGGATTAGGTCTTTCAAATTCAATTAGTAGATTGGAAGAATCTTTTGACCCTACTAATTTTTTAAAAACAAAAACATATGGTACATCCCCATCAAACACAACTATAACAATAACATATTTAGTTGGTGGTGGAATTAGTTCAAATGTAAATAGTGGAGAACTAACAACAATATCTGGAATTTCGTATGATGATGATACAACAAATTTAACTCAAGCAGAATTAGTAACATATAATACAATTAAAAATTCTGTAGCTATTGATAATGAAGTACCTGCGGTTGGTGGTAAAAACGGAGACACTTTAGAAGAAATTAGACAAAATGCATTAGCAAACTTTGGAGCTCAAAATAGAGCAGTAACTGCAAAAGATTATCAAGTAAGAGTATTATCAATGCCATCTAAATTTGGAGCAATTGCAAAAGCATATGCAACTGCAGATGGTACATTAGATAATAATTCACCATCTTCTATATTAGCATCTCCAAAGCATTTGCAAGAATTTACGGATTTGGTAATGGGTTTTGTAAATACAACAGCCACTGGAACTAAACCAAATACTCAAACTATTCAAACTGATTTAAAAAACTTTTTTATAGGTAAAACTACAAATCAAAGTGAAAAAAATAATCCATTCGCAATTAACTTATATTTGTTAGGATATGATAATAATGGAAATTTAACTACACTTAATAGAGCAGTTAAAGAAAATCTTAAAACATATTTAAACGAATATAAAATTTTAACCGATGGTATTAATATAATAGATGGTTTTATTGTTAATATAGGAATTGATTTTGAAATAATTGTATATGAAGGTTATAATAAATCTGAAATATTAACAAAATGTATTTCTGAATTGAAAGATTATTTTAGTATAGACAATTGGCAATTTAATCAAACTATTAATTTAAGTGAGGTTGAATTGTTATTGGCAAACGTAGAGGGTGTATCATCTGTACCAAAGGTACAATTAACAAATAAATGTGGTGGCAATAATTATTCACCAAATTCATATAATATAGAAGCGGCAACTAAAGATAAGATTGTATATCCATCTTTAGACCCTTGTGTTTTTGAAATAAAGTTTCCAAATCAAGATATAAAAGGTAGAGTAAAATAATGTATAACTTTTTAACAGCATCAAAAGATGCATCAGTTTATTTACAACAACCTAATCAAAATACTGGTTTAGACCAAATATTAGAAGTTAGTAAAGTTTATTATGGTGGTACTAAAGATATATCAAGAGCTTTAATTAAGTTTGATATATCTTCATTACATACTGGTTCTCATATAGAGGAAGCTTCCCTTTTACTTAAGGAAACTAAAAGTGAAGAAATACCATTAGAATATACATTATATGCACATCCAATTTCACAAAGTTGGGAAATGGGTATAGGTACTAGATTTGATGATATCTCAACCGAAGGTATTTCTTGGAGATATCGAGAGGGTAATTCAAAAATAGATTGGTTGAATGATACAACAAACGATGGTATAACTACGAATTTTGCAGCAGGTTCTACTGGTTCTTATGCGGGATATGGTGGAGTATGGTACACTAACTACCAATCAACTAAATTATATTCATATAATACAGCTGATGTAGTTATGAATATTAAATCAATGTTAAATGCATGGGTTAGTGGTTCTATTCCAAATGATGGTTTGATATTAAAACATGAAAATAGTTTAGAAGATAATACCGAAGATTATGGTATATTAAAATTTTTTAGTAAGGAAACTCATACTATATATCAACCAAAAATAAGAATTGGATGGGATGACCAAATATTTCAAACTGGTTCATTGGCTCCATTAGTATCTGAACAATTTAAAATTGGTATAACAAATAGTAAAAGTGAATACAAAGTTGGAACATCTCCAAAAGTTAGAATATTTGGTAGAGAGATGTACCCAGTAAAAACATTTAATAATTCATTTAATCAATATAGTCAAATAAATTATTTACCAATTACATCTTATTATCAAATAACTGATTTAGAATCTGGAGATGTAATAATTCCTTTTTCAGAATATTCTAAAATTAGTTGTGATGAAAATGGAAACTATGTTCAATTGGATTTGAGAAATTGGGAAACTGATAGAGTTTATAAAATAGAGTTTAAAATAACATTCAATGATGGTGATGTTTATTTTGATAATGACATAACATTTAGCGTTGTAAAATAAAATGATAAAAACAGGATTACAAAATGAAAAGTTGGTTGGTAATATTATGGTTAGCGGTTCTTTAGGAATCAAACCAAAAAATACTAACGGTATTAATTTATTTGAAGAATTAGACGTAAATGATGGTGTCATTTCGGCAAAATTAACAAAACCAAATTATAATAATACTGAACTTAAAAAATCAATAGATACTGTAATTGTAGAATTAATACCAATTCAATTACCGGATTTACCGGATACAGTATTACGTTCTGTTTATAATCCGGTAACACAATCGGTAATTGATTTAACTGCCGAAGTTGTAAGATTAAATAATAATATAGTAGATTTAAGAGCAAAAGTAAGTTCATTGGAAATTGTAACACAAAGTTTAATAATTGAAATAGATAACCAAAAAATTATTACAGCAACATTTCAAAATCAAACTCAATTAGCTAATTCTACAATAGAAACATCAATAGTTGATTTGCAAAATTCAATACAAAAAGCAACATCTGAGGCAATACAAAGAGTTTCATTGACGGCTAGAAATCAATCATTAGAACAAGAAATAGCAGCACTTAGAATAGATATATCTGCAAAAGAACAATCATTAGCAGCTGGAGCAGTTTCAACTGGACAAATAGCAAGTATATTATTTGATAAAGGAGACCCTACAAAAGAAACTACCAAACAAATGATTGGTATGGATTACAATGGAGCAGGCGCTAAAGCAAATGAATTTGGACCGCCTGGTAATGACTATCAAAAAACATTTAGAACATATTTTGAAGTAATTGCATCATCTGCTCTTACTGGTACAAAGGATATGACAGTAGATATAAAATTTACAGGTAGAATAACACAATCTCCTTGGGATTTTGGAGTATCATTTCCTCTTAAATTAAAAAGTGGCGAAACTAAAAGATTTGAAATGAAAAAACCCACCGAATATTGGAAAAAGCAGGGAGGTTTATTTGATGTTGGTACTTGGCCTTTTTTAAAATGGAAACCAAGTGAATATGATTTTACTATGAGTATTATTGTAACTGATAGTGCTGGTAAAACTGAAAATAAAGATTTTACATTCCATATATACAAATATTAGTAAATACATATAATAAATGGCAATACAAAATTTTAAAAATATAGTTGATTCAAAAGCGTATAGAATTGATGCTAAAGATAGAGAAATCTTTGAAACTGGAGATTTGCAATCTTTTTTTGGATTAAGTGATTCTGATTCGATTGAATTTATAGTATATGATGCAAACGATAATCAATTGCCGCAATCAAATTATGGGGTTGCTAGATATATACCATTAACAACTCAAAATATTAGAGATTATTTTCTTATAGCAGATGGTACTTTATTTCAAGCTTTGAATTTTCCAAATGAATACTTTATTGATGTTGAAAGATTATTAAAAGAGGCGGGATATAATAATGGTATATTTAAAACACAAATTACTTTAATAAGTAATAGAATTGGTAGTAATTCAAAGTATGATAAACTTTGGATTTCTGAAATATCCCCATCAAGAACAGAAATAAGATTATTACCATTAAAAAGAAAAGAAACCGAAAATACTGATTTATTTCAAAGATTTGGTGTAATGGTATATGATGGTGAATTCAGAGATGATACAATTTATTACGCACTAGAATTTATTGAAAAAATAAATCCAATTCAAATATCAACTTATATAAAAGAAAAGTATTCTGAAAATTGGTTTAATAAACTTAATGCAGAATTTAAGATAACTGGATTTGAAATATTTGCATCAACGGTTCATAATAAATTCATGCAATCAGCATTATACGAATTTACAAATAGAATATCCGATATAAGAAACTTAGAATATGGTAGTCCAAAACCAATCAAACCACCATTACAACTTTCAAAAAATACTATTCAAGATACTTGTTATAAGCTTTTAATAAAAGCAATTGATTTCTATTTATCAACACCAACATTTAGCGAAAACTCAACATATGATACACAAACAGATGATAGTTTGGATATTGTTGGGCAGGTATTACAAAGAACTGAGGCGGATACTAAAATAGATACTACCGAACCTGTTATTAAAAAAGCCGAAATAATTAAGATAAATAATGTTGAGTTGGATGTGGTATTAGAAAAGGAAATTCCAATACCAGACGATATTGAGCCAGAACCAACCCCCGAACCAATAGTTCCAACACCACCATCTGGAGGAGGTGGAGGTGGAGGCGGCGGGTATATTGGTGGTGGTGCATCATCAATTGGAAATCCTGAAGATGGCGGATTGGGTAGACCTAATTTAGGAGATGGTGGATTGGGTAGAGTTGAAGAAGTAAAATA